CTTGACTCTTCAGGTGGAAGTAACTTTCCACGTCTATATCTTCCGTGAGATATGTGAGCACGCATGGCATCGTGGCGCTGTTGCTGTTCGTGGTTGTTCATTTCAAANGATTGAAACATTGGGGTCTTACCAAGTCGGTGGACATTGATAGCCATCTGNAATGCAATNTGTGACTTACCAGTCTTTGGTGGGGCAATAACAGTGATCAACTGACCGCCTTGCAACCCTGCAGTTGCTTCATCTATCTTTTCAAAACCAGTTGGTATACCTAAGAATGTTTGATTTTGTAGCGCTTGGTAATCTTTGTAACGCTGTTCAGTGTTCTTTGTTAGGTCAACTTCGTGAGTGCCTAGTACNCCCTGCTCATTAACTNTNGAGATTGTTGCTTCCATCGCCATGAGAGCGGCGTTGTGATCGTTGTCTTGTAGTTGCTCTACAGCATTCTCAAGACCCTGACGAGTAAGAAGTCGACGACGAAAGTCGACCATGGTATCTAGCAAATAATCTATAGAGTCTTGAACATCTAAGATCTTATAATTTGGATAGTGATCTTTAACAGTAGTTCCTGTAGGAACTTCGCTGTATTCACTGTAGTGCTTTCTAACAAAAGCCCAGACCTTCTTGTTATCTTCATCCAAGAACCAGTTGTCTTGTACTCCACGTTCTAGGGCGGGGATCAGATCTCGGTCACGAATAACCTTGCTTACTAACCGATGCTCATTATCTGCTGCCATTGCTCCCCCTCTTACAAGTTATTTAATTCGACTCCTGCTGATCCGTATCTTGCTACTCGTCCTGGGATGTCAATCACTCCCTTTAGATTAGCACGGTATGGAAGTGTTCCTACCAACTCATCTGCATCCTCATATAGTTGCCAGTAGTTAAACGGGTTAACTACACGGCGCTCTAATTTCTCAAGCGCTTTGTCTAGTAACTCTTCTGACCAACCCTCTGACTCAAAGCCTGCCAACTCTAACGAGATACCGTATTCGTTAGCAAGTTTCCACATCCTATTTGCTGCAAGCATATCTATGTTGCCCAACCTGATAGAAGATTTCTTAGAAAGAAACTTCCGCCGCTCCTCTTCTGTTACCAGGCTTATTACCACATCCGTTACACAGATGACTTGAGGAGAGGAGACGTTTGATATGTCTCCATTCTTCATATGACCTCGACTTTGTTGTACTTAAGTATTAGTTCACGAAACGCTACTGGATCATCTATCGCATCTTGAACCAGATCGTCTGGAAGTTCTTCAGGTATGCGTATTGAATAGTGACCGTTGTTGTATTTCATTTTCTGATTTACAAACTTAGTGTGCTTACAATTTTTGCCCTTGTTCCAAACAGGACAGTTACATCTTGTGTTCTTTGTTTCAGTATCAACTTCTACTTCAAAAACACCAGCAGCCTGAGAGGAGATGAACACCTGGATTGTACGCCAAGACGATTCCATCTTCTGTCCTTTCATTGGGCTGCTCGCAAGTCAGATCCAATGATAGGTACTCGGACGAATGCTTCGTGGGCGAAACTTGCCATTGCTTCTTTGTACTGTGCTTCCCAGTTTTCTAATCTAACATTGGTAGTGACAATGGTGGGTAGNCCCTTGTCATAACGCAATCTCAAGATCTCATCAAACGATGTGTCATCGTATTTAGATCCGTACTCTTTACCAAGATCGTCAATGACAAGTATGCGAACATTAAGCCAGTCGAACTTCGACCGCCCGTGAAGCCCATCCAATTCATACATCATGTTACGTTTGTCTTCGGGGTCTGCGTCGAAGGTCGACTTCTTTCTAGACAAAAACTCTGGGTAGGTCATGTAGTAGACAGGCACAGCCTTTAGACCGTATTCGGTATTGTTCATCGATAAAACTTTTGCGGCTTCGTTATCTTCTTCTGGCATACGACGAATGAACTCCATCGCAGCAACCACAGCGTGGGTGGTCTTCCCAATTCCTGGACCACCATCAAACAATAATCCAACACCATTGACTCCGATGTTACCTACCTGCTTGATCACGTGACCACCTACAGCATCATCAATCCAACTAGAAACTTCTTCAGGGAAGTTACCAGCCCTATCGATTATGTCTTGTGGTTCCAGACCCAAGAAGCGACGTGGGATATTAGAGGTTCTAAGTAGCCAATGTCGCTTCAGGGATGATAACGATTTTATATCGTACATCTATGCCTTGTAAACCACTTCGCCACTAAATGAAGTTGGGCGACCCTTTTCATCTACACCTTCTCCTGCAATCATACGGACGCTCTTACGTGGAGTTAGTTGTTGAACCATTGTCTTTGCGTATCGCTTTGCAGCAGACGCATTCTTCCATGCAGTTGTAAACATTGCTTGGGCGATATCGTTTTCATCTACGACGTTGACTACTGCCAACCATGCGCCACCTTTTTCAGAATTTAGACTTATATCTGCAGTGAATTTGTAACTTACTTTCTTGACCATTTGTTTCCTCCTACTAATCGGATGCTGATTGTCATACTTAGAACTATTAAAGCATACCCAAGGATCTGCTTCATTTTTCTGCCCCCTTCAACTTCTTCTCGTGCCGTTCTAATTGGGTACGACCAGAGAGCGAGTTCTGAAACACACGACCATCACTGGAGGTGAGTGTGCCCATCTTAACCACAGTTTCTGAAGGAGCGGTAACTTTGTTGAGGCCGAGGTTGTCTCGTGCTTGGTTCATCTTCTTGCCAAATGATGCGAGGTACATCTTGTAGAGGTGCGGTGCCTCATCGCCAATGTCTCGGAAGTTTCTTTCATCCGCCATGAATAGACGGAGTAGTTCCAACTCGATCAATGCGTTGGTGTCGTACTGCTTACGAAACTTTGCTAGTGCTCCTGAGAGTTGTTTGACGCTGACCGTTCCTGGAAGGAGCGGGTACTTGCGACCAACTCTGAAACTAAACTCAGCAGCGACGTCCATCGGAGTCCATTCATGCTCTGGTCTGCGCCCTCGTGTTTTAGGATCAGACTTTCGGATCTTTGGCTGCGGCGCATCCCGCTCTTCCACGAGTCCAAAGCCAGCAAGATCTTCTCCATCATCATCGTATTTTCTCATAGGAACTCTCACTTCCTTCATGGAACCGCTTGCGGTTTCCATATCTTTTAATTTATAACTAGTTAGTCTATTAGGTACTAATGGCTTATCTACTATACTGCTACGTGGCTTATAGTCATGTGAGGTGCGGTCATTTGAGGCCCAAATGTCTTGGGCTTCTAAAGTCCCACATGTGACTTGTGGGCTTGTAATGTCCATCATGTCCTTGCCACGGTAGCCGTTGGCCCTCTTGGTCTTGTTCCTCTTTAAGAAGCCAGACTTCTCAAGGGCTAGGAGGCCTCTACGGACGGTCTTCTCCCCCACTCCGCCTGTCTCTATACACAGTTCGGCTACGGAGACCTGTAGACGGCCTTCAGAGCCTGATTTGAGGCATAAAACAGCCAGCAGTCGGAACTGAAAATCGGTTAGTGAGGCTGAATAGGCTTCTAAAGGAATTTGCACGGGCGCAACCTACATGCCAAACGGGTTTATGTCTTTGCCATCTGTCTGGTTCCTAATTAAAGACTCTATGGTCTTGGTCATGGTCTCCAAGATGCCAGCGGTGATGTAGGCGGTGAAGACATCGACAAAGTTTGTCAAAGCCTCCTGCATCTCTTCATAGAGGTCGTCGCTTGTTCCGTGATCCATCTCAATCGGCTCTAGCCCATCGGTGATGTCCCAGATGTCAATTCCGTAGTCCTCAACAGAGTGAAGAGCCATGTGTGCTTCGATGCTGTCGTCCCAAGCAATTGCCAGTATGTCACCGACGGCTACACCCCTAAGGACTTCCTTCATTGGGTTACTGCAGATGATTAGTTCGGTATCACCTATCGGTTGGTATTCATCACCGTCTGTATTTGGTTCTGTGTAGAACTTCACAGATCTACCCGCCTCTTTACAGGCAACCACAATGCTTCTGAAACATGTGACATCTCCTAGTCCNAAAGGGATCAGGACNTCNCCTTTGGGATAAGCATTAAGTAGTTGTGACATTCCTAGTGATACGTCGTTACTTCCAAATCCTAAAACAATTATGTTTCCCATTGTGCTCCTATAGTCTTGGTAGTTGTCTTGTTACTGCTACTGGTTTATTTAAGTACTTACTAATTAGGAGTGCAACTAGAGTCGCTGCTGGTGCTAATGCTATTAACTTTAAATCTCTATTACCGAGAATAAAAAGGGCGCCAATATTTAACGGTAGAGTTATGTATTTATTGAGAACTACTACGCCAAAAAATCCTTTGGTAATTAGTTCTATGAATTCAACTGCGTAAGTAACTGCGGATCCTGCAATGATTGTGGAGATAAGTAGGTCAGTCATGACCCAGAGACTACACCGTTAGGTTGGTGTACTCCAAACCAGCGCTTGTGGTAAGCCTCCAGAAGGTATTCATAGGAATCCAGTCTGTGAGGGATTTGCCTAAGCGTGTTACCTTTTGAGGTTTGTTAGGATACAAGTCGGTGTAAGAGTTATTTGCGGTGCCTTCCCAGACCGCCCCAAAATCTGAAGGAAGAGACCCATCAAAGTAGTCTGAGGCACTAGGGCTTTTTTCAAACTGTAGACAATCAAGGTAGAAAGAACCAGCGCCACCAGAGAACTTTATGGCGTAAGTAACTACGTCACTATCAAATACGTCTACTAAGTGGGTGTAAACAAACTGCGACCAGGTAGCCACTGTTCCTAAGTTGGTTGTGTCGTATGACTCTATTACGTTTCCTAGGATGTCTTTGCCGATTAGGGTGAGGGTAAGTCCTGCTGTAGTTTTTATTAATCCAGATGTGGTGTAGTAGTTACCAGTCTCTACAGGCATATCGGATGACGTCAGGGTCCAAGACCCAGTAGAGGTCACCTTACCGCTATTACTTCCTGAGTAAGCAAGGTCAGAAACATCTGCGCTTTGTGTGAAGGTAGCCAACCCATCAAGTGTCCAACTATCTGTGGTGTTAACTTCGAATGATGGATTTTTAACATAGTTTATTTTCTGGGGATTTAAAGATATCGTAACTGCACGAGCCTCGTCATAAGACACAGAAGAACCAGNNTGAAGACANACTTGGTCTATGTAGTATGTACCAGNACTGCTGTAAGCAATAGTAATAANTGCGTAGTTGGATGTTGTATCGGTTGTAGCAGTTACGCTTGCAGATTTCCAAGTGTTGTTTGCAGANACCACTGTAGCGGTGTGCGCTGCAGATGTTGCTACACCATTTAGATCATAAAATCTTACAGACAAAGTTATGTTTCCAGCACTTGTTGGGGACTTTAGTTTACAAGAGACCGTGTACTGCGTGCTTGGGTTTACTGGTACTCCTTGAGTAATCGGTGAACTTGCTCCTAAGACCATACTTCCAGAAGATGCTGCAACTACCTTGCCCGTGTATGTGCTATCTATAACGTTGGTTCCTGTGGCAGCCACTTGGTCAGTACTGGATGAAAGAGTTGCGTTGCTTGCTACCCAATTTCCTATGCCGTTATAAAAAGTTGAATCTTGTACTGTAAGAAGAAGGTTTGGAGACACAGTAATGTCTGGAGCAAAACCAGTTAAAGATTCTGCATAAGTTCCAAGAGCAAGTTCTGTTCCTTTTCTAGAATACATGTACATTGCTTCACGTATTAATCTTTTTTGATTCTTTGTAGGTAAAGAAGGTTCTGGAGTTAAACCTACGTTGTTTGTTTCCGAAGGTATGAGTTGTAAAGGAGTTTCAAGCCCAGTGTGTTTTGGTCTAAGAAGATCTAGATGTGTTAGAAATTCTTCGTTGGTAAATGTTAAACCATATAAAAAATTATAGATATAAGANTTGGTGTCAACAGCACCTAGTGGGCTTTGTTCGGCTGAAGTAAACACACGAGGTAGCAAATTAATAGCNTAGTTTTGTGCNCCATGATCTGAGGGAACAACTACGGTTATAGAACCAGCAACNCTCCAAACTTTTTGATCTGTAAAAATAAAAAAACGATAGTAAGTTTGACGTCCAGTAACAAAAGGTATGCTGGTTGGNTTATCTTGACCATCAATCAGGTAAGAACGAGACACCGTTCCCTCAGTAGCATTTTCGTCAAAGATAATGATGCCATCTTCTGCGGTTTCTGGATAGCCAGCCTGATTTCTTACAAGCCTTACTTGAGTAAACGTACCTCTTGGAGATTGCCAGTCTACATATATTTTATGAAAGTCTAAAACCAATACAGACATTGGCTCAACTGAATAAGCCGTTTTTGCAAATGCCCCGTACTTAGATGCACCGTAATAATTTACGCCATATTTAGTCACGTACTTGAGTCCTTAACAGCCAGCGAGTAAGAATGAACTAATTGTCTCTCCACCTTGAGCAACAGTTGCCCATGAAGCGGTGCTTCCATCTGTAGTTAAATAGTTTCCTGTTTGACCTGATTGGCTTGGAAGAAAGTCTCCAGTAGACCAACCCACTGCGTAATCATCTCCAGAAGTTTTAACAAGAACTTGCCCTGTAGTTCCACCTGATGGAAGTCTTTCTGTGTAGACAGCGTTCAAACCATATTCAATATTTGCTAGACGATCTTTTAATGAATTCCAGTTAGTTGTTATTTGGTCAAAGGACCCGACCCAACCAGACCCCACACTGATGTAGGTTCCTAGGGTTGTTTCTAAAGACTTGACTTCATCCTGAAGACTGTTTACGTGTTCAGCCAGAACGGTATCGGTAAAGTCTACCTTAGTAATAAAAGACTTAACTGATGATGGATATAGTGCTGTCACTGGTATTCCCTTCTAGCCTAAAGGCCATTTTCTCGTTTTTGCCCCCAATTTACTGCCTTAACTTGGGTCGATGTCTGGTGTTGTCTCTAGGGTATGGATTCTTGTCTCATGATTTGCTAACTTTTGAGCCATAGCAATCAAGGATGCAGTCAAATCAACTTCAGTAGTTCCATCAGGATTTTTTACTGTAACGATGTAACTTGATATCGCTGTTAAAGAGACCGCATTGTCCAATGGTTTTACATATATTTGTTTGTTCTTACCTTGGTTCTTACCNAAAGACCCCATCCAGATAGGGTATTCAGGATCACCACCTATGTAGGTGACCCACACACCCTGACCAACAACAGGCATAGCGGTATGAATGCTTGAGGGCTCTATGGGCCAAGCCCAATCAGTTATCTCTGTACCTGTTGTTTGTGTGACAGAGACTTTTAGTCGCCTCTGGTTTTGGGGATCTTTAGTGTCCTTAACAACCCCACGGTATACACCGTAAAACCGAAGTTGATGAGTCATTATCCAGCGCTAAGACTCAAGTTCGCTTCTGTAAATCGGAAAATTTCTCCAGCCGAACCAGTCAGTGTTTGAAGACCGCTATCAACAGTTCTGTGAAGTGCAAGAACCTTTACAGTCTTTATTCCAGGGGCTTGTTGGAGCACGTACTCGATGTCTTGTGGGTATATGGTGTCTTGAAAGTTTACTCCCGTATAACCAAAACCAGAAAACAAAGCAGTCTTTATGTTATCTTCAACTTCTGCTGTTGTGTACTGCTCTAATTTTACATATTGAATATTAGAAATTACATCTATATATGTTGGTTGTAATACTGTGACACTGGTTCCAATTAAAACCTTGGTAGAAAGTGCAGAAATAACATCTGTTTTTATTTTAGCAAACTCTGGAGTTGTGGCACCCATATCGTCTAGTCCTGGAGCAGGGTCGCTATCCGACGCAGTTCTGCTGGGAGCGATGTAGNCCGTAACAGANGTCCACACTGATGCAGTTGCATTTGCCTTTCCTACACCGCTTACTGACAAAGCAATATCAGCAAAGTCCTTTAATGTAACCGCCCTGTTTCCAGAGCGCAAAGAAGCAGGTGCAGCAACTCTTATCTGGTCGTTACTTTCTGGGTCTGAGCCACCATACCCACCTGTAAGGTTAGTTACACTGACACTGCCTTGAAGCGCAGTAATTTGAGATTCAGAAAGACCAGAAACATAGTTAATATTAGAGANAGTATTTGTAGAAACGTTACCTATAGAACCACCACCTACTGTGTACTTTGCTCTGATTTCAGAATACTTAGTTGGAATTGTTCCAGATACTCCATCACCAAAATTAATTGATACGATTCCGTTTTCATCAAGTAAAGTTGTGTAAACCAGGTCGGATACCCCATAGTCTATTAGGTGCTGGACTTGTGTCCATTTTGAATATATATCACCATCTAGTACGTAAAGATCTATTGAACCATCNACCACTGGTGTTTGACTTAATTCAAATACCATGTCAGGAGTTCCATCAGATGTTCCTATTAATTCTCCGTAAGCATTAACATTATCTGCTACTAAAATTACTGATCTTCCTTCTGTGGTTCCTACTGTATCTTCACCAGGAATTCCATCTGTTGCTGCTACTACCAACGAGTCTGCATCTGTTGTAAAATACAGTGTTTGAACTACATCACCTATAGACACATCCCCTGTAAGAACTGTGCCAGCAGGAAGAGTTATGTCTGTATTTGAACTGTTGCTAAAGGTAACATCAACAGATGCTTGACGATATCCTGCAGGAATATACCCATAAGTTTGGGCAATGTTTAAAATGCTTTGTCGTTGAACAGCGGTCTTTAAAAAGACTTCATTTGCAGTTCTGTCTATATAGAAAGCAATAATGTCTCCCANATATGAGAAGGCTTCTATTAAAGCAACACCAAAGTCGGCGGGGTCAGAAGCATTCCATTCAGGTATACGTGCCTGCACTCTTGCAATAAGGGCCTCACGAAGAGAGTAGTAGTCTCTTCCCGTATAATCTACAGAAATTGGAATATTAGATACTGGTGTTACACTCATAACAACTCCTGATAAATTGGGTTAGCACCGTCAATAAAAACCAACCCAACGATGGTGCTGACAACTTCGTTGTTTGGTAATGCATATATGACTTCTACATTTAAAACATTTGTGTATTCATCTACAGTTATGTTTACGCTATTTAAGTTGAGAAGTTTTAACTGTTCTGTAAATGCCTTTTGTATTTCTACTTCTATTTGAGCAACAGCGCTGGTTTCAGAATTAAACATAGAAAAAGGAATCAAAGTGCCAACAGTAGGCCTCATAACTCTTTCTCTGACTGTTGTACCTATTACTGAACGAACTCTATCGGCCCAGATTTTTGATTGGTCTGTAGATACAGAGACTTTTCCATAGGAATCAATGGAAAAAGGAAGTGACAATGCTTTTTCAGACATTATTTACCCACCCATCTTCTAGGATTTGTTTTATACCCAGCAGCGTTTTGATTTACTAATACAGACGTAGAGGTTAGTTTAGTAGATGTAGGCTTATTTTTGTTGGTTGTGCTCATCTCGTTTGTAATGTTTCTAAAAGGAACAGAACCAGCAACAGAAGGTCTAGTAACACTTGGTTTATTGGAACCCGTTCCATCAGAAAGACAAGTAAACTCAACCAGGTATCTTCCATCCCCATGAAGGACGTGCTCGGCTTTATCGATTACCCAGAANCCATCGCTAACGTCCCCAGTTCCTCTTACCTCTACGGTTTTCCAAGGAGCAATTCGTGGGTCTCCTTGCCCTACGCCCTTTGCTGGAATAGAAAGGCGCCCATGCTGTGCTCTTGCTTCTGAAAGTTTTTGGGCCATTAAACTACTGACAACTACGGTACCAGCCTCTATGGTAGAAAATAAAGGATCTTTAGTATTCTTTCTTATGTTTTTTCCAACCTTATTGGAGGAGGTTTTAAACGTATAAGTTTTTCCAGAAACAGGATCAACACCTCCAACAGTGTTTGTACTTCTGGAATAACTGAGAGACTCTATATGATCTCCAATTGTGGGTTCAAACGACATAAGGGTTGGNGCATTGATGTTGCTCTCTGGACCCTCTANGGGGTCTAAGAAAGANAGGATNGGAATAGTCGACATAAATTGATCTATCATTTTATCAATAGGATGAAAATGAAGTTCTGCCCCAACAACTTGAACTCCATAACCAATTCTTTGTGCAAGTTCATTTATTTTTTCCCAGTAAGAGTGACCAGTCAATGACTGTTGAGAAAANCTAATGGGACTAGAAGTTACCATAGGTTTTAATTTAAATTTATTAGCAATTTCTGTAACAATTTCTGGGGCTGTTTTATTAATCCAGATCTTAGAAACACGCTCTTTCATCGGGTAAGAAGCACCAACACACGTAATCTTGGTATCACGGTTTAGTTGTTGAGCAGTGACGTGAGACACNTCGGTTGTATACCCTATAAACTTTTCAGAAACCTTATCATTTTTCCAAGTTATTTCAACTGCAACCCCAGTTTTTATTGCGTTGTAGTACGCACTACTAAACCTGGAATAATAAATTTCAACAATGTCATGTTTACCCCGTTCCTGGTGGATGACAATGCTCCTTACAGGGTTGGTTAAGGTAGGAAAATCTGGGTAAGAAACTGTAAAAGAATTACTAAAACGATATTGGCGTTCTGGATCACGCATTAGGTATCCTTAATTGAGTTCCAGGTGCAATCTCTGTTGGATCTAAAACCTCTGGATTTATATCTAGAATTTGCCACCACAAGGCTGGGTTACCTANATACCTATTAGCCAAGTTGTCAAGACGGTCGTTCTCAACCCATTGNTATATAAAATAATTTTGTACATACAAAGGCCATTGTCTTAAAACAACTAAGTCGTATTCTTGTTTGGTTGAATTCCAGGTCTTTANAAGTGGACCGTCTACATACCTNCTATCTAAATAGATCATGAGTTATGCTCCCCCTCCGACACCTGGTTGACTAACGTTAGGGAAACGAGCACAAGTTATATTTACGTAAGAAAGAATTGGAACCATTCTTTCATCAAACATTGCGTGGTTTACATCCAAAGAACTAATACGAACTTTATATCGCATTTTATTTCCTAAATGAAGTTCAACGGCAAACCCATATAACCAACCTCGGTCTGCAGTAATATCACTGAACTTAGAGGTAAAGGTACTGTTTATTCCGCTGATTGTTNTAAACAAATATTCCAAATCGTACATAGTTCCCTTGTTATAGATNTCAGAAACTTCTTGGTCTATAGTTTTTCCAGGAACAATGTTAAATTTTGTATAAGGGTTTACATTTTGTTTTAACCCATTAGAAGTTAGGTATCCCATATCTCCTATACGATTTAATAGCAATGAAAAACTAATGGTGCTGTTGTTTAAAGCAGCGGTAGGAGCAGTTCCAGGATCAAGTCCTGCCTGTATGCCTTCCCAGTTCATNCCCTCTGCTACTGCCCATGTCATATTTACTTCTTTTGGGTTGTACAAAAATTTAAACCCATATAAATTTCCATCATAATTGTTATCTTTATTAGGAGCATAGTTAGAGGTATTCATAACAACATCGCTGTCCATTTGAATAATTCCTTTTGAACCTAAATATGGNTCTGTCCAAGACTCTTGCGCTTTTAACACATTACCTGGATCGTTTGTTGGTTGCTTTATGGTTTGTTGTTGTGGNCCATCTGTATTTAAATATGAGGTGTTGATCATAGGGGCGTTGTAGTAGTAAATTAAAGGATTAGGAACTTTAGAATTAGCGTTGTTATTATTGTTTGTGTTGTTCCCTCCCTTTGGTTTTTTACCTAATGTGTTTGCTTTTCCCGATGCAACAATACCGCTTAGTGGATTAAACTTTATTGAAGATTCGATACTTGCTCTGCTGGAAACAGCGGTTTTGTATTGAGTTGTTATGCCATCTAGTGTCGTTTGCGCCGCTAATTGATCACTAACATACCCATTGTAAACAGCCAATTCAGCAGGGGTAACTGTTGCCCCCCCATCAGATGATGGAAGTAATGCTGTTTTTTTATAGTTTATAACTATCTGCTTTTTAACAGACAATTCTTTATCTGCTGTTTCTTTTTGTGATTTAAAATACGCTTCTCGTTGTTTAGCATACTGAAGGTCTTGTTTCTTTTTGTCTTTATCACGTTGCACCCTTGCTTTTTCAGCAGCAGCAGCATCTTCTTTTCGTTGTTTTTCTAGTTGAGATGCAAATGGATCTGGACGCGTGTACTGTCCTGGTAGCATTACTTACTTCCAATCGCTGATAAGGTTTTATCTTTACTTAAAATATCTTTTACTTTTTTAGCAAATGCAACGGCCTCTGCATCAGAGGCTTTTGAAATTGTTAAATATACATTTACGGTTTGTGGCCCAGCGGCGGTTGCAGTGCCGCCAGGAGTCAATTGATTTAAATATGATCCACTCTTGTATGTAGACCAAGGATCAAAATTAGTTCCTCCCTTAGATAAGTCAAAAGCAATTTTGGCATTTATATTAGGGTCTTTTAAACTCTCTGGTCCCGTGTAACCTATGCTTTTATATTTTTTTAAATAAGCATCATTTCTTTTTTTCCCCATATTAGGGTTTCTAGGATCATTATTTTCCATGTTAATTTGAAATAGACCATAAGACTTATCAAGACCCGTAGGGTTATAAGCAGATGCATTACCA